CTGAAGATCCAATTGAACGGAATATCATTTACACAAAACGAATACACCCTGCATTCTATAAACTTTCAGAAATAATGATTCATCGGTTTAAGTTTTATAACTTCGATGTTCCACATGAAGATGTGAAACACGAGGTTGTTACGTTTTTACACGAAAAACTTTGTAAGTATAAAGAAGACAGTGGTAAGGCATTCTCATATTTTTCAATAGTTGCAAAAAACTATCTAATCGCTGAGAATAACAAAAACTACTACCAATATAAGTCTAAACATGGTATAGAAGTTATAGATGCAGAACGCAATGTAATAAATGAAAAGTTACGTGGTGAGATGATTGACGAACAAAATGATTTTATCGATTTGTTCGTTGACATAATGGAAAAATATCTTGCATCTATATTCCCAAAACAAAGAGATATTCAGATTGCAGATTCAGTTCTTTATCTCTTTAAGACAAGAGAAAACATAGAAAATTACAATAAGAAGGCAATTTACATTTTAATCCGTGAAAGAACTGGTGTCAAATCACAGTATATAACAAATGTAATAAGTCGAGTTAAGGTTATTTATAGTAAGTTATACCGAGAATATTGTGATGGTGTAAATATCTCTGACCTATCTTGGTATGATATTCAAGACATTATTGACGATTAGGATATTTATGAGTATGAACTTTGATGTAGAAATATTTGGTAGTAAAAAGTTTTCGGATTTGTTGAAAGACATTTACGAAAACCAAAAGAAGAAAGATCGTCAAATCAATCTTTTGATTGCGGATTTGAAACCACTAATCACTGGAATAAATGATGCAGCGATTCTTGTCCCTGTTATCAAAGATTACATGGAAGTTGCAGTTAAGAATGATGAACATCTTGTAAAATTGGCAGCTGTTGTTCAACGTATGGTCAACACCAAAAGTGAAGATGGTGGTTCATTTTTAACTGACGAAGAAAAAGATGCTCTCCTAAAAGAGATCAAATCTATAAGTGATAGTCAAGAGGAATTAAATTCAAATGAATCCACAAAAGACCATATTAGCCGGAAAGGAATATGAGTTAGTAACTGCTGAAGTTGTTGACGTCGATTTTAGCGGTACAGATAAAGAAAAACTCTATACTATAATATGTAGATTCGTCGGCCCATACGGGTCACAGGCAGCAAAGGATCAAATTCAAGCACGTGCCTTGGATGCAAATCTAAAAAACATACCGATAGCTGGTGAAGTCGTTATGTTATTAAAGGCACCAACCGCTTACAATAGTGCCGCTCAAACATCACAAGAGTATTATTATACAAATCCAGTATCTATTCAAAGTTCAGTCCACCATAATGGACTGCCCGGTATAACTGAATATTTAGAAAATAAAACTCCAAGAAATAAAAGTTCACGAGAAAATGCACAGGATGGTGTATCAAATAAGGCATCATCTCGACTAAAAGTAAAAACAACAATAGACTCAACATTTCCTGAAAGACTTGACGTATATCCAATTCAACCGTATTCAGGAGATATTATCCTAGAAGGTAGATGGGGTCAATCAATTCGTTTTGGTTCAACAGTTGATGAACGAAAAACATATCCTGTTTCACCGTATTGGAAAAAAGGATTGGGAGATACGGGTAATCCAATCTTAATAATTTCAAATGGAACTAATCCTGAAAAAAAACCATTTAATGAGTTTGTTTTAGAAAACCCAGATGGAGATGATTCTTCTATTTGGATGACTTCTGGTCAAGAAGTAAAGTTTACACCTGCGTCTACGTTTACACCATCGATAACAGATAAGAGTGTTGATTTATTTAACAAGAATAATTTTGCTGGAAATCAAGTAATAGTCTCATCTGATAGACTTATCTTTAATGCAAGAAAACAAGAATTAATTGCTTTTTCAAAAGAAGGTATAGGACTTTCTTCTGAAAAGGCAATTTCTATTGATGGAAAACAAGTCGTTGAAATTGAGAGTGCAAAAATTAGTCTCGGTATAAATGCAGTATCTCCTGTTTTATTGGGTGATAGAACTATGGATTGGTTAAATGAGTTATGTTCTATTTTAACAAAAACAATAACAACTATAACTGAATTAACTGTTCCAACTGGGGTAGGGCCATCTGGTATACCAATTAATACTCCAAAATTTATTGGTATTCGTGGGGAGATTCAAACACTGAAAGGTAAAATCGAAAAATTACAATCTAAATTGGTTTTCTTAAACGAAAATTCGGGTGGTGCAAGTTCCGATGCAAAGGCATCAGCTGCCGGAAGAGAACAAGTTGCTGAGACAAGGAAAGAAGGACAAGAACCACCACGTGAGCCATCAACATTGAATGACGTAAACATTGCATTTGATGGAAAAGAAATACAAACTGGAACTACTGCACAACAGGGTACACTAAACAATCCATTAACAGGTGAAGTTTATGGGGAACGTTCTACGGATGCAAGAACTTGGAAATATGACCAGGCGTATTCTAAATGGACTGAAGATACTTCTTCGTTTGACGATACTGAAATTAAGGATAGATAATGGCACTTGTACTTGCTGAAATAGAAACAGAAGATCCAATTGTTAGTGAGAAAGAACTCACTAAACTTGTAGACTTTGTGTTTGAAGAAGAGGGTGAGTCTGGTGCTTTAATAGAAGATGAACGGATAGATCTATATGACGATTTGAATAAGTTATCGGCATCAGTTGGAACATCAGGAACAACCGGAACGTCAGGAACATCAGGGACAAGTGGAACATCAGGAACATCTGGTAATCCTACTCCAACAAACTCTCAACCAAAACCAGTAAGTAATAAAAAAGAAGATGCAAAAGATAAATCTAAAAAATCTCCTGCATCTGCACCTGCTAATACACAATTAAGCCAAAAAGATTTATCAGAAATAAGTAAAAAACCTATACCAGCTGAATTACAAAAATTGGTTCAAAAGGCAAATGCTATTCCAGGAATACCAACGTATGTTAAACAGGCCTTACCATTAATAGTAAATTCACCATATGATATAAACACTCCTGGAAAACTTGCACATTTTTTCGGACAAATTCACACAGAATGTTCTTGGAATCCTAGATCAGAAGGTGTTGGATATAAGGCAGAAAGAGCTAAGAAAATATTTAGTAGTCGAATCAAAGATGTAGGAGAGGCACAAGTTATAACATCTAAACCATCGAATGCAGTTGGTGGATTACCGGATATAGTATATGGTGCAAGAAAAGAAGCAGAAAAAGGCAATGGTGGTAGAGGAGGAAATAAATACGGTAGTTCAGAGGGATATGATTTTAGAGGACATGGATTGATACAGTTGACTTTTAAGTCACCATATTATGTTAAATTAGATCAACTATATCCACAAGAAGGTTTTTTAAAACCAGGTGGGACTGAAAAAGTAAATCAACCAAAATGGGCATTAATTTCGGCATTGTTATGGTGGGCAAACCATAAAGGATCTGTATATAGAGATGATGTAAATGATACATCTATACGTGCAGTATCGAAGGCAGTGAATGGGGCCGACCCAGCACATCATTTAGATGCCAGAATAAAATTGACTAATTCTTATTATAATCAATTAAAATAGGTATTATTATGGATACATCAAAATTTCTTAAACAAATACGTTCTATCATACGAGAAGAGATAGAATATGCACTTGATAAAAAGTTGAACGAAAATCGTAAAAAAGATGATCGTGAAGTTTTATCACATGGGATTAATCTTGTAAAATCAGTAAACAAGACACCTAAAAAATCACCACAACCATCACCGTCAAAATCAGGACTCACTAGCATACAGGCTCTTTTAGATGAGACACGAAGATCTATGGAAGAAAGTATGAGATATGGTTCTGAAGATGATGGGGAATATAGATTTACATCGAATGATTTAAATCCATTTGTTAATACACCATCTGCAATACCTAATGGAGTAAGTCCTGATGAGTTAACTCCAGAAGTTGCCCAGGCATTGACGAGAGATTACTCTGCCTTGATGGCAAAAATAAATGAAAAGAAAGGGAGATAACAAGTGGCTTTTAGAAGAAAAGTAAGAATAACTCCAAGTGAAAAGACGGTTGATACACGATATGCAAAACCGATTGGAGTAGTTATACCGTTTAACAATCCAAACGGTATTTTCTTTCAAAGCTTTACAAACAGAGTTCAAGTATTTTCAAACTTGAAAAACCTACTGTTGACTTCAAAAGGTGAACGATATATGCTTCCTGATTTTGGAACAGATATTAAAACTATTTTGTTCGAAAACATCAGTAGTGAAGATGAATTTGAAAAACGAATACAAGATGAAATAACAGAGGCAATAAGCACTTGGATGCCTTATATTTCCATCAATGAGATTGAAGTTAACGTAAATATGTCAGAAGACGGTAGGGTAGACGACCCATCTCATGCGGTTGGAATACGATTGACAGTTATAATCAATGGAACAAACATATATTTGCCAATTCAGATATTTATATCAGATACAGGAAACTTGACCATCGAAGAGGCAATATACAATGGCTGATCTAGTAAAAAAAGACATACGGTATCTCTCACGAGATTTTTCATCGTTAAAGCAGAACTTAATTGATTTTGCTAAAAACTATTTTCCAAATACATACCAAGATTTTAATGAAACATCTCCTGGTATGATGTTTTTGGAAATGGCCGCATATGTTGGTGATGTTTTATCATACTATACTGACGTGACGTTACAAGAATCTTTGATCTTACAATCATCTGAAAGACAAAACATTCTGAATATAGCTCAGTCACTCGGTTATAAACCAAAAAATAGTATAGCCTCAAGTGTGAAACTTGATGTATTTCAGATAGTTCCTGCTATATCAATTAGTGGACAAATTGTTCCTGATTATTCCTATGCTTTTGCAATAGAACCTGGTATGGTAGTTTCATCTGATGTAAATAATATCACAACCAATTTCAGAACAATAGATTACTTGGATTTTAAATTTAGTAGTTCGTTAGATCCAACAGAAGTGACTCCATATGAAATAGATGATGATACAGGTGAAGTAACTTTTTGGTTGTTGAAAAAACAAACAACTGCAATTTCAGGTATAATTCAGTCAACTACGTTTTCTTTTTCAGATCCAAAACCATATGATAAGGTAGAAATATCTGGTGTTCCAAATCTTATAGAAATTCTATACGGAACAGATTCAGACGGGAATAAGTGGTACCATGTTCCATATTTGGCACAAGATACAATCTTTGAACCAACTCCAAATATACCGAGAAATGATAGACAGTTAAGTTCTCATAGAACTGAAACACCGTACTTGCTTAAGTTAAGAAAGATTTCAAGAAGATTCGTAACAAGACAAACAGGAGACAATGTATTTGAGATACAATTTGGAGCCGGTGTTTCGGATTTAGATGACGAACTACTTATACCTAATCCAGACTTGGTAGGTAATTCTCTATCCGGTATAGAAACATCAACATCTGCCGATATAGATCCATCCAACTTCTTATACACAAAGACATATGGATTGGCACCAAACAATACTGACATTACCATTTATTATACAACGGGTGGTGGAATACAAGATAACGTTCCAAGTGAGACTATTACACGAGTTGTATCTAGAACATTGTTAATAGATGAAACGGGACTTGATACAAACTTATATCAACAATCAATTAGTAGTTTGGCCGTAATAAATCCAGAACCAGCAACAGGTGGAAAAGTACAGGAAGATGCGAATGAAATTCGTCAAAACGCCCTTGCTTACTTT